GAACCAACTGCTACTGCTCCTAGTGCAGACCCATTAGCAGGAACTTATTGGTTTGATACCACAAGTTCACGTTACGGTATTCAGCAATGGAACGGAGCACCAGTTACAGTAACTGGCGGCCAAACATTTACAACTAAGACTCCTATTGTAATTACTACTACTGACGGTGTTGTAGATTTTGACGGTGCTGATTATACTCCATTAGCAAGTACTGGTGCAATCGGCGATTATGCAATTGTTGCAGTAACTACATTAAATCATACATGGTTTAAAAATACCGCAGGTACTTGGGTTGAAGTAGGTAGTGACGAGTGGACAGCAAGCTGGCCAACTGTTAAAAGTACAATAGCAAATCCTACATTAACTAGCCCAGCTGCTGATATTACAATCAACGGTACTGCTATTTCAGTTGGTGCAAATACAATTACTGATGTTGCAAGTTCTATTACTAGTTTCTTAGCGAGTGTAGGTGTTACCGCAGCAGCAGTTGATGGATTTTTAGAAATTTATAGCAATGGCTCAAGTTCAGGTGCAGAAGACAGTACTAGCGGTGGCCCAATTGTAATCGGTGGTGATCCTGATAAATTAGTAGAATTAGGTATTGAAACTGGTACATATTATCCTCCAGCTGTTCAAGTTTCGGCACACACTAGCGTGCCTGAGTTTAAGATTACTGATAGTATTAGTCGTCCAACAGGTAGTGTTTGGATTAAAACAACTGTCCCTAACGGTGGCGGAAATCTTAGCGTTAAGCAGTGGAATGCAGAAACACTATTATGGGATACAAAATCTGCACCTATGTACAGCAACAATGCAGCAGCATTATACGGCCTAGACAGCACAGGTGGCGGCGCAAACTTAGCAATTGGTGAATTATTTGTCAAAACAAACGTTGCAAATGATACTCAGCCGTTAGGTACATTTACTATCTATCGTAGACAATCGAGCGGTGCAACAGTTGTTCGTAGTGCAGTAATTACAAATGCAGTTGGTTCAGCGTCTTGGACATTTACTATATCAGCAAGTGTTGCAGGTAGTGCAACAATGAGTATTCCAGCAACAGTAAGTGTTACTACAAGCGGAAGTGCAAGCGGTGATGCAATTGCAATTGCGAGTGCTATTACAGCAGCTGGTGTTGCTAACGTAAGCGCAACAGTTGATGCACAAAATAAAGTTGTAATTTCGCATGCAATAGGCGGCGAAATTAATTTTGTTGACACTGATAGCTTATTAAATAACATTGGATTTACTCCATATGTTGCAAGCGTATCAAGCAGTACTCCTAACTTAGCATATGCCGACGGTACTACTAGTGCAACATCGCCTAAGCAGTTTGTTGCTACTAACTGGCGTGTATTAACATACACTGCAAGCAATACAGAACCGAGTTCATTAGCTAATGCTGGTCAACTATGGTACAATTCAATTGTAGACGAAGTTGACATGATGTATCACAACGGTACAACTTGGGTAGGATATAATGATGCAACAGCGTTCCCAGATGCCGATGCAGAAGGTCCAATTGTTTCAGCAAGCATGCCATTAGTACAAAGTGACGGTAGCGCACTTGTAACAGGCGATTTATGGATTAGTACTGCTGACTTAGAAAACTACCCAACAATTTACCGTTACAATAATAACATTGCAGGTACTACAGCACAGAAATGGGGCTCACCATTAGACACAGCAGATCAAACAACTGAAGAAGGCGTTCTATTTGCAGATGCACGTTGGAGCGTAAGCGGCGGAACAACAGATGTTATGACTGATGCTACAATTGCAGAATTGCGTGTTAGTAACTATCTAGATCCAGATTCTCCAGATCCAGCACTATATCCAAAAGGTATGTTGCTATGGAACCTACGTAGGAGCGGATTCAACGTTAAGCGTTTTGAACGTAACTACATCGATACAAGTGCAGATAACCTACGCATGGGAGAAGCTGGCGCTGTACCAATGGCAGATTACTACCCACACCGTTGGGTTACTGAGTCAGGCAACCAAGAAAATGGTGCAGGTAGTTTTGGACGTAAAGCACAACGCAAAGTTGTTGTACAAGCTCTACAAGCAGTAGTTAATAATAATGACGAAATCCGTGATGACGAATCACGCTTGTTCAACTTAATGGCTTGCCCAGGATATCCAGAACTAATTGGTGAAATGATTAGCTTAAACTATGATAGAGGCTTAACAGCATTTATTTTAGGCGACAGTCCATTCCGCTTAAGACCAGATGCAACTTCATTAAATGAATGGGCAACTAACGTTAATCAAGCGGTTGAGGATAACGATGATGGTCTTGTTAGCCGTGATGAATATTTGGGTGTATTTTATCCATGTGGATTCAGCAGTGACAACTTTGGCAACAACGTTGTAGTTCCAGCTTCGCACATGATGCTAAGAACTATTGCACTAAGCGATCAAGTTAGCTACCCATGGTTTGCACCAGCAGGTACAAGACGTGGCGGCATTACTAATGCAAGTTCAACAGGCTACATTAGTAGTGAAGGAGAATTTGTAAGTGTTGCACTTAACGAAGGACAACGTGATACATTATATGCACAAGGTGTAAACCCAATTACGTTTATTA